CGGCACATTTCAGGTCGGCACATTTCAGGTCGGCACCGCGCAGGTCGGCACCGCGCAGGTCGGCACAGTTCAGGTCTGCACCTGCCAGGTCGGCACCGCGCAGGTCAGCATCGCGCAGGTCAGCATCGCTCAGGTCGGCATGGACCAGGTCTGCACCGCTCAGGTCGGCACCGCGCAGGTCGGCACATTTCAGGCCGGCACCACGCATGTCGGCACCGCGCAGGTCTGCGTGGCTCAGGTCTGCACCGGCCAGGTCGGCACCACGCAGGTCGGCACCGCTCAGGTCGGCACCGCTCAGGTCGGCATCGATCAGGTCGGCACCGCTCAGGTCGGCACCACGCAGGTTGGCATGGCTCAGATCGGCTTTTGCTGCGATTGCAACCGCAGTTACAGCCCCGAGCCGTTTTCGTGCATCATCCGCCACTTGGATTTCGGCGGTGAAAATTACCGAGCCGGTGAACCGGTCAATGATATTGTGAGCGTTTTTCATAGTCATAATCTAATCTCCCATTCATATGTAAAAGGCGGGTTTCAGTATTTCTTGCCGCCTGCCGCGCGGGCAGACAGTTTGTGGTCGGCGCGGGTGGCGTTTGATGCAGTGCGGTGCGCCAGTTCTTGCGATTGACGGATACCGAACCATGCGTGCTGTTCTTCTTCAGTCATATTGTCCATGTGGGTTACTCCAACCATTGTGTGTCTATTACCTATTACTAACAGATATGGGCGGTGTTGTAAATACCTATTATTACCTTGACGGGGCGGGGAGGCGCGGGCTAAAGTTAACGCATGGAACAAACCCTAGCATCCCCCCGCAAATTTTACGTCACCGCCATTGATGGGCAGCGCGTCCATTTTCTGGCGGGACCGTATGACACCCTGGAATTGGCTGAAGCGCAAGTTGGCACAGTCCGCGCCATTGCCTGCGATTTCAAGCAAAACTCCAACGCAGGCAGGGGGCATTTCATGGCATACGGTGTCACCGGCGCCGACGATGGTCATAAGACGGCGCTGGGCGTGAAATGACAATCACACTCCGCCCATATCAGACGCAACTGATCGACGACATCCGCACTAGGTGGGATAACGGGGCGCAAAACGTGCTTGCCGTCATGCCGACCGGTGCGGGAAAAACCGTAACATTCAGCAAATTGAACGCCGATGGGGAACGGTCTTGTACCATTGTCCATCGACAGGAGCTGGTCGGACAGATCAGCAAAACATATGCGATGACCGGCATTTACCACAATATCATCGCGCCTCAGTCGGTCATAAATTTTTGCATCCGCTTGCACATCGCGGCCACGGGGCGCAATTTTTATGACCCGCGCGCCACGGTCAGCGTGGCCGGTGTTGATACGCTGATCCGCCGCTTCAAGCCTGGCGATGCGTGGACCAACGGTATTCGGCGCTGGACGCTAGACGAATCACACCACGGGCGGCAAGATAATAAGTGGGGGACTGCCGCCGCGTTGTTCCCAAATGCTAAAGGACTGGGCGTTACGGCCACGGCGTGCCGGGGCGATAACAAATCACTGCACGCTGATCAGGGCGGCCTGTTCCACGCGTTGGTCCAAGGCCCGGGCATGCGCGAACTGATCGACGCGGGCAGTCTGTGCGACTATCGCGTGTTTGCACCTGAGTCTGGAATTAACGAGGCGCTTTTGCAGATCGGCAAAACAGGGGACTTCACTGCAAATTCCGCCAAGGCAGCGCAAAAAGCGGAACTGATCGGGGATGTGGTGGAAAGCTATCTGACACATATCCCAGGCAAGCAGGCAATCGTATTCGCGTCAGGGGTGCAGGATGCCAAGGACATTGCAGAGCAATTCATGGCGCGTGGCGTGTCGGCTGTGGCGCTGGATGGCACCAATAATGATGGGCACAGGATGGAGCAAGTCGCACGGTTCGAGACAGGCGAAACCAAGATCCTGACAAATGTTGATCTGTTCGGGGAAGGTTTTGACGTACCAGCGTGTGAGGCTGTCATAATGGCCCGCCCGACTGCCAGCTTCGGTCTGTTCGTGCAACAGTTTGGTAGGGCACTGCGACCGTTTGCAGGCAAGACCCACGGTATCGTCATCGACCATGTGGGCAACGTTGTAAGAATGGCGGCCAAGCACGGCCTGCCCGATACGCCGCGCACCTGGACGCTCTGGCAAGACGAGACGCGTAAAACCAATGGCAATCCCGACGCGGTGCCGGTGAGGGTCTGCCCGGAATGCCTGCTGACGTATGAGGCGGTCGTGTTTACCTGCCCACATTGTGGAGCGGCCCACGTCCCTGCGGGGCGGTCATCGCCGGATCAGGTGGACGGGGTGCTGTCCGAAATGTCGCTGGAACTGCTGGCGACGTTGCGCGCCGGTGCGGCCAAGATACAATCCGCCGAGCCTGCTATACCTTACGGCGCGTCTGAGATTGTGGCGGCTGGCATCCGCGCCCGTCACAGGCGGAACCAAGCGGCCCAGGCGTCACTGTCCGACGCAATGCAGCAGTGGGGCGGGATGCGGCTGGCGGCGGGTGACTCGGATGGGGTCATGCAGGCTAAATTCTACCACCGGTTTGCCGTTGATTGTTTTACAGCGCAGGGGCTGGCCGAGCGGGCGGCGCTGGAATTGAGGGATGAAATAAATGCTACACTTGGGTGATTGTCTGGACGTGATGCAGGGCATACCGGATGGGTCGGTTGATATGGTCTGTACCGACCCGCCGTATGGCACAATAAAAGGGTTAGAGCTTGATGGATGGAAAGAAAATAAAGATAAAACTGCATGGGACGACGCGATAAGCCCTGCGTTGCTTTTTGAAGAGTGCAATCGGGTTTTGCGCATGAATGGCGCACTTGTTCTTTTTTCTCAAGAGCCATACACGTCTCGCTTGGTTAATCAATCACACGGCAACTTGCCTTTTAGCTATCGGATGATTTGGATTAAAGATCACTTTGCAAATGCGTTAATGTGTAAAAAAGCACCAGTTTCATACTATGAAGATATTATAGTTTTCTTCAAAAAGTATGACACGATTGGCCTTCACCCGATGCGCGAATACTCGATGAAAATTCTCGCAATCTCTGGCGGACTAGAGGCAGTAAACAAGCGACTAGGCCATCGACGCGCGGAACATTTTTTGTATGTGGAATCAACGCAGTTTGGACTTTGCACGGCGCAGACTTACGGCGAGTTGTGCAGCGTTTACTCACTGCCAATGCGCGAATGGTTCCTGCCATTTGAAGAGCTTGAGGAGATAAACCGTAGGTTTAGCCGTAGGTTTAACCTCCCTGTGGGCAAAAAATACAAATCAAACGTGTTGCAATACAAAAAAGATTATACTGGCCTACACCCCACGCAAAAGCCCGTCGCGCTGATGGAGGATTTGATTTGCACCTACACCAACCCCGGCGAAACCGTTCTAGACTTCACAATGGGGTCAGGCACAACCGGAGTGGCGGCGGCAAACACCGGGCGGCGCTTTATCGGAATTGAGATGGATGCCGATTATTTCACCGTCGCACAATCCCGTATCCAGAAGGCACAGGCCGACGCGATAACCAATAAAATGAGAGAGGCGCTATGATACCCGGAAAAACCATTATCGGCGGATCGTCGGCGGAACACGCCAGGCATGCGTCTGACTTTTACGAGACGCCGCCAGAATGCACGGTTGCGCTGTTGCGCGCTTGGCCGGTGTTTGGGGTGATCTGGGAACCTGCCTGCGGTCTTGGGGCAATCAGTGAAGTGCTGAAGGCGCACGGCCACGAGGTGGTCAGCACAGACATCCGACACACCGGATACGGCACAGGCGGCGTGGACATGCTGGCAACCATACCCCTGCCTTGCGGTGCGGTCATCACCAATCCGCCCTTTGCACTGGCGGTCGATTTCATCCGATATATCAGGGCGATGAACGTACCGTTTGCCCTGTTGCTCAAGGGCACGTTCTGGCACGCAAAGAGCCGGCACGCGCTGTTTCTTGAGACAGGTCCCGCAGCGGTTATGCCGATGCTGTGGCGGCCAAATATGGCACCGGATCGAGGCAAGTCACCAACAATGGAATTTTGCTGGACAGTTTGGGACGCGATGCCAGCGCCTCGCTGTCGATACACACCTTTGGAAAGGCCGAACCTATGACTGACATACAATCACAATTCCGGGCCAGCTTTGTCCGGCGCTGGCACACCAACACGGACCTGGCGCAGACCGTTGACACGCTGGCGGGCCACGGCGGGCGGGTGGCGCGCATCATCCTCAAGCTGTGGCCCGATGCCTCCACAGCCCTGCTGCACTGGGCGTTGGTGCATGATGACGGGGAATCCGTGGTAGGCGACGTGCCAACCCCGGCAAAGGGTGCAACGGTTATCCACGAGCAAGAGCGGGCCGCGCTGGATCGTATCTGGCCGGGGCTGCCCGAATTGACGCCGGACGAATATGAGAGGCTGTGCTTTGCCGACAGGCTGGACGCCTATATGTGGGCCAGGCATCACGCACCGCACACGCTGGACGGTGATGGTTGGCATGAGTGTCGCCGGTGGTTGTTTGCACAGGCCGAGGCGCTGGACGTGGCGGTGTCGCTGTGAGCGTTTGACAAGACGGTCAATAAATGGCAATAGTAGCGCAAAGGAGTAACCACATGACTGAAATGATGCTGGATATTGAAACGCTTGGGACAAATGTGGGCTGCATTGTCCTTTCGATAGGTGCCGTGGCGTTTGAAAAAGACGCAATGACACCTGTCGATGACATGCACGTTGTGCTGGACCGGACGCTGCAAAAAATGATGGGGCTGAAAGAGGCTCAGTCAACCGTTGAATGGTGGAAATCGCAAAGCCCCGAAGCGTGGCAAAGCGCAACCGAAAATCCCGTCAAGGTGCAAGACGCGCTGGCACAACTTGGTCGGTTCTATGCCAAACATAAACCGCGCGTAACGTGGACGCAGGGCAACAATTTTGACCCCCCAATTCTTGAACATCTTTACGGCGTTCTGAAACTTCCACCGCCTTGGAAATTCTGGGCCGTGCGCGACACGCGGACCTTCTATGATGTCCACGACTTTGATGTGCGGAAAGTTGACCGCGCCAACACCTATCACAATGCGCGAGACGATTGCCTGCACCAGATCGCGTGTATGCGTGCCGCGTCACAAGGAGTTTGAAAGATGAAACGAGTAAGAATGTCGCCGGAAGGTCGGCGCGAAGTGATCATAAGAGCGGCCATTGCCCTGACGCGCGATGCCGATGGATGTTTGGACTCATGGTCGCGACAGGACGTGGCCAACAAATGCGTGCCGCCGACAAGCCCCGAGACGGTGAAGCATTATTTCTTGATGCCTGATCTGCGCGATGCCGTGCGGGCGCTGCTGAATAAGTAAAGCCCCGTCCGGTTTAAGGGACGGGGCTTGCCTTGCGCCTCGGATGGCGGTAGGGTGCATCTGTCACAACGCTGAGCCTTAGATAACATGACGCGTGATGCAGCGCAAGGCTTGGCCCATATATAGGGCTTTTTCCATGAATACCTTCGGACATAACGAACACACAGTGCGCCTCGGCATGCTGGCCGATACCGCGCAGCGTGCGCTTGAGCGTGTCGCATCCGGCGAAACGGACACCATCCAGGGATGGATTGCATATGGCGCGGCGCTGAATGAGGGGCGGGGGCTGTTTCCCGGCGACCGAGAGTTTGGGCAATGGAAGGCTGAATTTGTGCATCCCCAACTTGGGGAAGCGCCAAAATGGGATGATGAGTCCGCCGCCATGTGGGCCGCTGCCAATCAAGATGACTTTGACGCCGCCCGCGCCGCTGGCAATGCCCGCACCGTTCGCGGCATCCATGAAAAATGGAAACAGCTAGACGCGGAACGCAAGGCCACAGAGGAACGCGAACGTGCTAAAGTTGCTCGCGAGCGTGCCGAAGCCGAGCGCAAGATTGCCGACGAGGCGCGGCGCAAGGCTGAAGTCGAACGGAGGGAATTAGCGGTACGGGCAGCAGCCGAAGCAGAAGCCAAAGCAGCCATAAAGCGTGCGCAGGATGATGCAGCCCGCAAGATTGCGCATGCACAAGCCATGGCGGCGGCACAGGCGCGGGCCGAAGCTGAACAGCGTGCAAAGGCCGAGGACGACAAGGCAAAGGCATCAGAGCGTCTTGCTAGGGAGTCCGACAAAGCAGCCAAGGGGGCCGACAGGTCGGCAGCAGCCGCAGACAAGAAAGTTGCCAAAGCAAGGGCTGGTGACACAAGCGATACAGGCACGGCACACGTTTCAAACAACAGCGGCGAGAACGAATGGTATACACCGTCTATATATGTTGAAGCCGCACGGGATGTTCTTGGTAGGTTTGACTTGGACCCTGCGTCCAGTGATGTGGCTAACCGCACGGTGCGAGCCGACCGGATATTCACCGCGCAAGATGACGGGCTGGCGCAGGAATGGCCTGTAGGGGCGATATGGTGTAACCCGCCGTATTCACAGCCTCTTATGGGACAGTTTGCAGCGCGCCTTGCTCAAGCGGCGCGGGACGGATCGCAAGTCATCGTGCTGGTGAACAACGCGACAGAAACGGCGTGGTTCCAAATCATTGCAGCTGAGTGTTCCGCCATTTGCTTCCCCAAAACGCGCATCAGGTTTCTGGACCCCGATGGCAACCCGGCAGGGTCACCGCTACAAGGGCAGGCAATCATTTATTCTGGTTCTGATGTTGCATCCTTTACCGAAGTGTTTGGTCAATTTGGATTGGTGGTGAGTCATGGGTGATTTTGCACGCCAGTTTGAACATGGTCGCGTTGGTGAAAATGTCATCACTCAATGGCTGCAACGTCACGGCGCATCGGTGACACATGCCGAACACGTCCCACCCGACACGTTCCCAGGATGCAAAGTGTATCCGTCAGGTTATATGAAAGGGCCGCATCTTATCCATGAAAACCTGCGACTGGTTTTGCCGGATCTGTTGGTGTTTTTCAACGGCGGGTGGAGTTGGGTAGAAGCCAAGCACAAGACATGTTTTGGGTGGCACCGCAAAACACGGCAATGGACGACCGGCATCGACTTGGGACATTATCAACAATATCTACACATCGAACGCGCAACAGGGTTGCCTGTGTATCTGATGTTTTACCATCCCCAAGCGCAGGCCAACGTGAGGGACATCAATGCAGGGTGCCCTAAAAAACCACCTGTAGGATTGTTCGGGGGGCTTTTGAGCGAACTGCAACATAACAAAGACCACACGCATGAAAACCATGGCAGGCACGGCATGGTGTATTGGACACCAGAGGCATTCTCATTGCATTATCCGCTGGAGAATGTCCAATGACCCCCGATCTGGCACAGGCCGCCGCATTTCTCAAGTTGCTCGATCCTGACGCAACATCATTTACATTCCAGACGTTTGACGACGACTCGGGCCGGAAAGATAACCGACTGGCGCAAGTGGTTCACGGCACGCTTGCGGATCATGCAGCCAATCTGACCGATCTGCAAAGCCGTGGCGCTGGGGTGTTTATAACCATCAACGAAACGGACGGCACGGGCCGCAAAGCTGAGAACATCACACGGGTTCGTGCGCTTTGGCTGGATCTTGACGGCGCACCGATTGAGCCTGTCCGGGAATGGGAAACCCCGCACATCGAAGTCGAAAGTTCGCCCGGTAAATGGCACGCTTACTGGCTCGTCAATGACGTGACGCTTGAACAATTCACACCGCTGCAGGACGCGCTGATCAAGAAATTCGACGGTGATCCAGCCGTCAAAGACTTGCCGCGAGTGATGCGCTTGCCGGGGTTCTGGCACCTGAAGCCAGGAAGCGCGACGCATATGTCCCGTGTGGTTCACACATCAACCGACGGGGCAGGTGATTTTTATAAGCGCCTGACGGTCGAAGCGCCTGTGATGCCAGCGCCGCGCCGGGAAACACCGACCAGTTTGGCTGAGGTGGAGGAATTGCTCACGTATATCAGCCCTGATCTGGAATCGGATCATAAAGGTGGCGACAAGCACTGGCACAGCATCATCGCGGCCATCGTGGACGTGTCCGGTGGCAGCGACGACGGGTTACAAGTTGCCGATGCGTGGTCAAGCCGTAGCAGGCATTATGACCCCAAAGAATTGCGCAAACGGTTTGCATCTTTCACGCCCGGAAAAAATGGCGGATCGGGTATGGGGTCGATAGGCTACCATGCCAAGCATGCCGGGGCAGACGTGGCTGGCATTGGTGCGCGACACCGCCTGCTGAATATACCCGGCCCGTCGCATGTGCCGGTCGGGATGATGCCTACAGCGCCGGGGCAGGGGATGCCCAGCGCGCCACGGGCGGCCAGTGTGGTCGATCTGATATGTGCGCGGATTAAAGACAACCCATTGACAGCAGTGGAATTGCTGGCCGATGAAGTGGCGCGCTTGTCGCCTGCCGACCGAGACACAGTGTTCGAAGAATGTAAACTCTATCCAGGTCTGGGCAAAGCCAAGATGCAGGCGGCGGTGAAGCGTGCTGTCACGGCTTTTCTGGCAGCCAAGGGTGCCGTTGCGTTACAGACGCCTGAATATGCCGAGTTGAATTATTATTTCATTGTCCGAAATGAAGCAGGTCAGGCGGTGGCGGTCGATGCGCGGGGCGGGATGCAGCCACAGGCCCGCACGCAATTCCGGGATGCCATGGCGCAACTGCCGCCGATTATGATCGAGGATAAGGCCACAGGCAATGCCCGCGCCAAGCGGGCGGCGGATTACTGGTGGGAGCATCCCGACACGCTCAGTTATCACGCAACGGGATATAATCCGCTGGAGGGTGTTGAACTTTACGACGACAAGGCGCGCAAGATCCGCAACGTCTACGAGCCGGGGCATACCGCACCCGCAGCGCCTGCGGGGCCTGAAGCGGTTGAGCCGTTCCTGCACGTTATCCGGTCAAACTTCCCGGACGCTGCCGATCAGCACACGTTGTTGCAAATTCTGGCGCATCTGGTGCAGCGGCCCGGCGTCATGTTGCGCTGGTCGCCGGTGATGCAGGGCACGCCGGGGTGCGGCAAGGGCACGATTTCCCAAGCCGTCGCATATTGTCACGGGCGCAAGAACGTAGCGCATCCGTCGCCTGATGTGATTGCCACAGACTTCAATGGCTATATGGACCGCAAGACGCTGATCGTCGTCAACGAGATAGGCGACCACAGCAAGCGCGAATTGTCGGTGCTGGCCGAAAAAATCAAGCCATGGGTCACCGACGACGACGCGCACATTCACGGCAAAGGTAAAGGCTCATTCGACGCGCAGAATTTTACCAACTGGATCTTCACCACGAACCATCTGCACTGCATGCTGGCCACGCCGGGAGAGCGCCGATACGCGCATTTCGTCTCAGCCCTGCAAACCGAAGACGAAGCCGCGCGGGCGTTCTATCCCGAATGGTGGACGGGCAGCACAGGCGACTGGTGGGGGTCCTACTACGATTGGTGGGGCGCAGGTGGGGCCGAGGCGGTGCGGGGCTATCTCGGCCACCTGGCGCTTGATGTGGCG